ATGTCTGCCTGCGCCGGTACGGCTATGATCCTGGCCGCAAGGACCGAAAGGGCATGCCCTTCGTCTCCTATTACGTGAGTCTCTCGGATCACACGCTCCTGGAGGAAGGCGGCTACCGATCCTTCCCGCTCGCGGCCTCGCGCTATATCCAGGCGCCGAACGAAGTCTATGGGCGCGGTCCAGCGATGCAGGTGCTGCCGGCGCTGAAGACTCTCAATGCCGAGAAGGCCACGTTCCTGAAGCAGGGGCATATGATCACCGATCCGGTGCTGCTCTCCTACGATGATGGCCTGTTCAAGCCGAAGATTCGGCCGGGCGCGTTCAACAAGGGTGGCATGACCGCCGATGGCAAGCCGCTGGTGACTGTGCTGCCGACCGGACAGATTCAGATCAGCAAGGAGATGATGCAGGAAGAGAAGAACATCATCTTCGATCAGTTCCTTGTGAACCTATTCCAGATTTTAACAGAAACCCCACAGATGACCGCGACAGAAGTCATCGAGCGTACAAACGAAAAGGGCATCTTGCTCGCGCCTACTGTGGGGCGCCAACAGTCGGAATACCTCGGCGTACTTATCCCGCGCGAGGTGGACCTACTTATCCAACTGCGGCTGATCCCGCCGCCCCCGCCGATCATTCGCGAATCCGGTGCCGGTTTCGATGTGGTCTACACGTCGCCCATCTCGCGCGCCATGCGCGCCCAGGAAGCGGCCGGCTTCATGCGCACGGTCGAGTCGGTGAAGGAATTGGTGAATATCACCGGGGATGCTTCGTTGCTCGACCCGTTCGACTTCGATGTCGCCATTCCGGCGATCGCGGAAATCCAGGCTGTTCCGTTCTCTTGGATGGCGCCGCCGGAGAAGATCGCGATGAAGCGGAAGGCTCGCGCGCAGGCGCAACAGCAGCAGGCTCAGGTACAGGCGCTGCCGGCGCAGGCGGCCATGATGAAAGCCCAGGCGGCCGTCGCTAAGAATCAGCCCGGCATTCAACCTGGCCAGGGTCCGTATCCGGGTGGATTGGGCGGCCCGGTCCCGCAAGGTCAAGCCGCCTAACTGGAGGTAGAGATGCGAGTAAAGGATATCATCGCCGGCACGCTCGGCTTTCTGGATGAGCGGCGCAAGGCGTATCAACTTCTCTTTCGCGCGGACATGCCCACCAGCAATTTCGTCCTGACGGACCTGATCGACTTCACGCATTGGATCGATGGGGTGCCGGCAGGAGCAACGACAGAAGAATTGTGGCGTCTGACCGGGCGCCAGGATGTGATCCGCAGGATCATGCAACACTCCGGTCTAACCTCCGTGCAACTCATGTCGCTCTACAATGGCGGCACGGTTCCTCCAATCGTAGAGCAAGAGGACGATGACAATGGCTGAGAACGACCCGACGCCTTCTCCGGCGCCAGCGCCAGCCCCGGCTTCTACGCCGTGGTATGACGGCGTAAACCCTGAACTTGTGGGCCATCTCCAGGCTCACGGCTGGGACAAGAAAACCGAAAAGGAAGTCGCGATCGCCGCGGCTCAATCGCATTTCGCCGCTCAGAAGCTGATCGGCGTTTCCGAGCATGAACTGCTCCGAATCCCGAAGCCGGAAGATCAAGCCGGCTGGGAGAAGGTCTACGAGCGCCTCGGCGCCCCGAAGGAGTACAAGTTCGAGGGCCTGAAGTTCGAGGACGGCACTGAGCCCGAAAAGGAGTTCACCGACTTCCTGGCCGCGACTGCCAAGAAGATGCACCTGACTCAGAACGCTGCGCAGGACTTCGCGCAGACGATGATGAAGCAGATGGGTGACGCCGAGAAGACTGAGCTTGCCGAGCAGACTGCCTCGATCCAGAAAGAGCGCGAGGCGCTCCAGAAAGATTGGGGGCAGGATTGGGAGGCTCATCGGTTCATCGCGGAACGCGGTGCCCTCGCTCTTGGCTTCACCAAGGAGGAAGTGGCAACCCTCCAGAATGTCGTCGGCTACAAGGCGGTGATGGAGCGTTTCCACGCGGCTGGTATCAAGATGGGTGAGGCGCGCTTCGTCCGGAGTGGTGGCCCCGATGGCAAGGCTCTAATGACCCGCTCGACGGCGGCTAATCGCCGGGCTGAACTCATGGCTGACAAGGCGTGGGTCGCCCGCTATACTACCGGCGGCAAAACTGAACTCGATGAGATGATGGCAATCAACACCATCCTCTCGGCTCCGGCTCAACAGGCGGCATAAGGAGGGTGAAATGAGCTACTCATTCGAAGGCACTTTTCGTACTCGTTCGGATGCTCACAAGAAGGTTGTCAATCAAGATGGTGTGCCAGATGAAGTACGCGCACTTGTCTTGGATGCAATTGATCATCTTCCGATCGACACAGGAAATCGCTATATCTATGTGAAATTCTGTGGTCATCAGTGCGAAGGCATCGGCTCTTACGACCGCTCCAATTGTGATATGGTCGTTCAGCCGATGTATTTTTCGGAGTAGATGAATGCCTTGGACTATGGCCAGCTTCCGCAAGAAGCATAACCACAGCCTTTCCGACCGTCAGGCCGGGAAGGCTGCGGCCATGGCAACGGCTATGGTGAAAGCCGGCGTGCCGGAGGGCGAGGCTATCGCCACCGCCAACAAGCACGCCAAGAAGATGGGTTCGATGGCCAAGCAGGCCAGGAGGAAGAAGCGATGAGCAAGAAAATGTCGTCTCTCGGCCGGGCCGCGAAGAAAATCAAGCATCCTGGCGTGGAAAAGGCCAAGGCGAAAGCTGCCGGCATCTCCACACATGAGCAGCTTGTGAAAGACCGTCATAGCTCGGACAAGAAGACCCGTGCCCGCGGCAATCTCGGGCTCGCCTTGTCGGCCAGCGCCCGCCGCCGGAAGAAATAGAGGGCTTGACATGCTGGCCCCGGCGCAATAATCTTGCGCCGCAGAATTCGCCGGAACCTTTTTTGGGCGGCAAGACTCTCCGCGGCCCCCGCGAGGACAAGGCCAAAAACGCAACTTTCTTTCGTTTTGGCTCACCTCACAGGAGGCTTACATGGCCAGTTATGATGCGGGGTTGGTGGCTCTCTACACCGCCCAATACTCCACGAACCTGGAGTTGCTGCTCCAGCAGAAAGGTTCGAAGCTCCGCGGTCACGTCAATTCCGGCTCCTACAAGGGCAAGATGGCTTCGATCATCAACCAGATCGCGCCCATTACTGCCAAGAAGCCGACCGGCCGCTTCACCCCCAAGCAGAACACGCAGTCTGACTTCCAGCGCCCGTGGGTTTTCCCTTCGTGGTACGATGTCAACCAACTGCTCGATCCGCTGGATGAACTCCAGACGATCGTTGATCCGAAGTCCGGCTACGTGCAGAACGCGGCCAACGCGATGGGTCGCGCGATCGATGACGAGATTCTGGCAGCCACCACGGCTGCGATGAAGCTCGGCGTGGACGCCAGTTCGCTTGCCGACCAGAACTTCGACACCACGAATCACCGCATCGCGGTTGACTTCGATGCGTCGGGGAACACTGGTCTGACGGTGGCGAAGCTGCTTGAACTCAAGCGGGTCTTCACCCACTGGCACAACGACCTCGACTCCGATCCGGCGACCATCATCATCGGTTCGAAGCAGGAGCAGGACTTGCTCAAGCAGCAACAGATCGTATCGTCCGAGTATAACGACCGCCCTGTTCTGGTCAGTGGCAAACTGTCCAACTTCCTCGGCTTCAATATCGAAGTCATGGAGCGCGTGCCGGAGACGACTGCCGGCTCCGTCCGCGGTGTTGTGGCGTTCGTCCAGAGCGGTATGCACCTTGGTCTGTGGCAGGAAATGGAGAATCGCGTGTCGATTCGAAACGACCTGACCAGCGAACCGTGGCAGCTTTACACGAAGATGGGCCTCGGGGCGACCAGAACTCAGGCGGGTAAAGTCATCCAAATCCTCTGTGCCGACACGACCGGCGCCGACATCAACCCGTAACAGGAGGCTATCATGTCTGCTACTACCAACATCAAGAGTGCCAATATCACGGTGCTCGATACTGCGGTGGCGACCGGCTATGCTGGCGTCCCGTTCCTTACCGCGGGCGAAGGTGCTCCTGACCGCGTGGTCTGCCAGGTCGATAAGGTCGCCTGGCCGGCTACGAACATGGACGCCGGATCGTGGGTCCGTCTGGCTCGAATCCCGGCGAATGCCGTGATCAAGAAGCTGGAAATCAAAACCGATGCGGAGATCGATAACACGTCCACGACTGCCACTCTCAAACTTGCGGTCGGTGTCATGTTCTCGGATGGCAAGGACGGCACTCCGGCTTCGTATGCGAGCCTCGTTCCCGCCCTGGCTGCGGATGGCACGACTGTTGCCGATCCGGCGACTGCCAATGCGAATGACGTGTTCTACAGCACCGGGACGGATGTGAACTTGGGCGCGGCAGCGCAGACGGCGATTCCGTGGACCGACATCACGTTCCAGAACATCGCGAACCTGACGACTGCTCCCGGCCTCGCGGCTGCGCTTCAGACGACGTTGCTCGGCTTGTTCAACTTCACGAACAAGGCCGGTCAGAATTGGAAGGACGGTGGCTTCTTCGACATCTACGTGCGCGTTGTTGCGGCGGCCACCACTCAGGCCGGCGCGAACATGCTCACTCGTGTTTGGTACACCAATCGCGGGTAAGGTTGCGACCTAACTTCTCCCCGGCCTCACCTGGCCGGGGAGCGACCCTCTCGCAAGGAGTCTTCTAATGGCAAACGCCGACACCTACATCGGAATCAATAAGGGTTCGCCCGGTATCAGTGCGTCTACTACCGATATCGTTATCGGCACCTCCACCGGCAGCACCGACTTTGAGTTCCGCATGAATGCGCTCGATGTCAACAGCAACAAGATCACGCGCATGGACGCGCTCTTGGCCCTGGAGGCAATCGAACGGGTGCTGGAGAGCAACGACATCTTCACGACCGAAATGGCGGACTAAGCCATGCGCGCAACGGATGGCTATCAGATCAAAAATGGCGCCGCCGGCACGTATGGCCCCTTCCCGCTCGACGGTGGCATGTACGCCTGGACTACGAAGTCCACCGGCACCGGCACTATCGATCTGAAGATCATCGCCGGAGATGGGACGACTGCCATTGCCGTGGCTACGCAGGTCACTGCGACGGCTGGCTGGCAGACCGGCATCTATCTGCCTCCGGGTCAGTACGAGATCGTCATCGCGACCTTCACCGCCAACTACGTGATGCTGACCCGCGTCCCTGGAGAGTAGGGCGCCGATTTAGAGGTGTCCTATGTCTTCTGGTTTCGCTTCTGCAACTGACATCGCCAATCGCGGGCTCCAGAACATTGGGGCCGAGCGCGTAACTACGCTCACCGATGGGACGAAGAATGCGGAGGCGATGAAGTTCGTCTTCCACAAGCTCCGCACTTACGAGATGCGCCGAAACCTCTGGCGGTTCTCTATTCGGCGCTGCATCCTCCGTGCCTTCGACATGAACACCATGAGCTATACGCCGCCGGTCTATGCCTCAGGCACGACCTATAGCCAAGGCGAGATCGTCTCCTACACGGATTCCGTGTTCAGTATTTCCTCCTGGTATCTCTCTAACATTGCGGCCAATGTCGGAAATACGCCTACAAACTTCGGACAGCCGTGGACGAACTATTTCGGCCCGAAGTACGCTGCCCTCTATGACAGCACGCAGGGCTACCGCTCCGGCGAATTGGTCTATGAGCAGGCCAGCGCGGGTGTCCTGAAGGCGTACCTCTCGGTTATGTCCAGCGACCTGGACAATCCGAGCACCACTACGCCGGATGATTGGGATGCAACTATCACGTATCGAGTTGGCGCCATCGTCACGGGCTCGGACAGCAACAAGTACATCAGCAACATCGCTGAGAACCTGAACTTCGACCCGACCACTGATGCGGTTGCCTGGACGGCTACGGCGCTCTCCGGCTCCTACCAGTGGCTTCCGCTTGCTGGTACTCTGGCCGCGGCGGCCATCCTCTATCCGCTCGACTCTGGCCCGCTGGAGCAGCAATCCACGCTGAACGCCTATCCGCTTCCCTACGGCTACCTCCGGGATGCGACGCAGGACCCGAAGGCAGGTGCCATCTCGCTATGGGGTGTCCCTACCAATCGCATGATGGATGACTGGTTGATCGAGAATGATTTCATTCTGACGCAGGAAACGGAAGCGATTGCGTTTCGCTTTGCCGCAGATATAACTGATGTGTCTCGTATGGACGCCATGTTCTGCGAAGGGTTGGCGTGTCGGATGGCTGCGACGGTTTGCGAAGAGTTGACGCAATCGGTCACGAAGATCGGCACCAATATGAAGGAGTACACCACATTCATGGGTGAGGCGCGGACGGTGAACGCGATCGAGCTTGGCCTCGAAGAACCGCCGCTTGATGATTACATTTCGACGCGCATGTGACCGTTATGGGCCGCAGTTCGTATTTACAAACCAATTTCCTCGGGGGCGAATGGAGCCCCTTCGGTCAGGGTAGGGCCGAACAGCCGGAATATCGCTCGGCCATGAACGTGTGCCGCAACGCTTTCCCAATCGAGGAAGGCGTGTGGACGCGGCGCCCCGGTTTTCGGCTCATTCAGCCT